TATTGTGAATTAAAATCGGAGAAAGCAAGTGATGTCAACAACATAATAGAGAAGGTTGTTGAATATGCCCTAAAGGAATGGGGCATTGAGGTTCCCAGACAAGAGGATTTGAAAGACCCTGAAGTTAGGGAACTGCATAGCCAAGCCTACCTGAATCAGGAGGTAGAATGGAGCAATTTTATCTCTTCGCGCAAAAAAAGATCTAAAGATGAGCGAAGAAACAAGAAAACTGAGCGCATTTGAAGCGTTCGCACAAATCCAGCAAACGTATGCTGAAGCTGAAGAAAAAGCAAAACAAGAAGCCGGTTCTCCCAAGGTTGAGCGTTTTAGAATAGGAGAAGATGGCGAGTATTCAATCCGCATTTTGCCTTTGGCTCCTAATTTTGATGAGAATGGTAATATCTTGCCTATGGAGCGCAAGGGATATGAGTATGCAGTCCATCAATTCTTTTTAACTATCAAAGCACCTGCAAAAAAAGGTGGTAAGACAAAGAAGCTGAGTATTCCGGTTATTCGTACTACAGACAAAGAGGTGGGTTTCTCTGTTGATTTGATTGATACTTATCTCAAGATTGCTAAAGAAATGTATGCTGATGATGAAAAGTTAATTAAATTCATATCAGACAACGCATACAGCGGTGGCCTCCGTTGGAATTACCAGCACGCAATCATGGTTCTTGATGTTTCAAGTGACAAAGAACGTGCAAAAGGTCCGCAATTGTGGCAATGCTCACATAGCCAGTATAAAGACCTTGATTCGGCAAAAATGCGTCTGTGGAAAGAATTACGAGAAGATGGCGAACAAGAGACATGCCCGATTTCCAGTTTTACAGGTGCTTATCCCGTTAAAATTATTCGTAGCAATAATAATGGTAAGACTGAATATACTGTTGAAATTGGCCGCAAAACCCTTAACATCAAAGAGGAGGAAGCTGAAAAATTGCTTGAACTTCCTCGTATTCCCGAACAATTGTATCGTTATACAAGATACCAGTTTGAAGCAACTTTGGTATTCTTGCAGCAATATGATGAAGAGCACGACATGGAGGTATGTAAGGAGCCGGACTTCATAGAGGCTGTAGAGAAACTGAAAGGTGAGCTTCCAGCAGATGACAATTCACACTTTGATTTGAGTGGCGCTGCTTCTAAGGATAGTAGTAAGGAAGAAACTACTATTGATTCTTTATGGGCCGAATATGATGTTATCGTTGACCAAGATTTGAATGAAAAATCTGATGAATATCAGGAACTTCGTGAAAAGATTCGTCAATTTATTGAAGATAATGGCATTGATGTTCGTATATCTCGTTCAAAGAACAATCAGCAGTTGCTTGAAGAAATTGATGAAGCGTTAGATGAAAAGGCTAAGGGTAAGCCAAAAGAGGAAAAGAAAGAAGAAACTGTTGTACAGCCATCTCGTCGTGCTCCGAAACCTAAAGTTGAAGAGCAGGAAGATAAACCTGAAAATGTCGATGATAACGATGGTGATGGTAAAACGGAAGAAGAAAAAGTGGATGAAACACCTCGTCGCCGCCGTGCTCGGCTGGTAGAGAAGAGAATGAAGAGGCTCCAGCAGAAAAGACTGAAGATGAAACATCTGAATCTACTACAGAAGAAGAGGCTCCACGTCGCAGGCTTCATTCCCGTCGTTTAAGATAATTCCTGTCTTTAGATAATTATTGTGTGGTAGAGAGGGTATTGGGATGGTACCCGTACCCTCTCATTTTTTTAATTTTCAAAATAGACAGGAATTATGAAAGAAGCTATTGCTTTATTAATTAATGATATACACGTCAGTAAAGATAATATCTCAGATTTTAATCAGAATTGGGATGAAATGCTTGCAATATGTAAGCGTGAGGACATTGCTGACATCGTAATAGGTGGTGATATGTTTACTTCCAGGGCATCACAAACATTGGCAACATTACTTGCTGTCAAAAAAGCTTTGAACAGGGCTGTGGCTCAGGGTTTATATATCACAATTGCAGAGGGAAATCACGATCTTGTGGACCAAGAGTCTTTTGAGGGGTATAATCATCTATGGGTTGGTCTGAAAGGCATCGAAGTTATAGATGTATATAAGGTGTTGATATGGGAAGATTGCGATTTTGCATTGCTTGTAATGAGTTATTTCCCAGAAGACGGTTCTTTTTTAGAACGAATGTATCATGCAGTTCAAGATACATTAAAACAGTACCCGAATATTTCTCAAAATGATATTATACTTTACATTCATGAAGGCGTGCATGGCGCTTTAGGGGATTTTGAAATTCCATGTGAACTTCCGCAGAAGCCTCTACTTGGATTTAAGGCTGTATTGTGTGGTCACTATCATAACCGTGTAAAAATCAAGAATACAAATATCGAATATATTGGTTCATCACGTCAGGGCAACTTTGGGGAGGACGAGAATAAAGGATACACAATTTTGTATTCTGACGGTTCCTATGGGTTTGTTAAGAATGAAGTGAATACACGTTATGAAACTATAGAACTGGGTGCTGACAAGGTTGACAATTTTCAGCTTAATAAAGATGACCGGTACAAGTATAAAGTCAAAGTGAAATGCAATGAAAAGCAGGCTAAACTCTTTGACAAGCAAAAGTTATTGGATTTAGGCTTTAATAAAGTCGAAGTCATAACGGAAAACGCATTACCGAAAGAGTCTGCTGCATCTGGTATTCAGGAAAAGTATGACAAACAGGGTATTAAGAAAGAATATCAGAATTATTGCAATGAAAATTCAATAGATAGCAAATTAGGTATCAAATACTTGGAGGGTTAAAATCATGTGGAAATTAGCAGAAATTAGAATTAACAATATAGTATCTTTTCACGAGGCTTCACTTTCCATAGAACAGGGTGTGGCAACACTTATATTCGGAAAGAACGAAGACAATGCTTCTCAGCCTTGCAATGGGTCTGGTAAATCGTCCTTAATTGAGGCTATTTCTTTCGCTTTGACTGGTGAGCAGTTGCGCAAGGTTAAGAGCGTTGAAGAAATTATTAATGATCATGCTGAAAATGCTTATGTGTATGTTAGGTTGGCAAATGATTATAATAATACAACATTTACTATCGAGCGTACTATCAGTCGTAATGCACCGCAAAGTATAGAGTGCCATAAATATGATTGTGCCGGTGTAGAGATTGAAACTGACAAGACAATTCAACCTACGGTATCTGATTATAACAAGTTCATTCTTTGTGAAATTGGGTTGACAAAGGATGAAATTTATAATAACTTTATTCTTTGCGATAATAAATATGAGAGCTTTTTTGATTGCTCGGATAAGAATAAAAAAGAAATTATCAATCGTTTTAGCAATGGAGTGATTATAGACGATAGCATTGACAGATTGCAGCAAGATATGGCTCCTGTTGTAAGTGAATTGACAGTGGCCAATAACAAAGTAGTTGGTATCAACGGATCTATTTCAGCTATTAAGAATGAATTAGAACATGTTGATGAGAAAAAAGCAAATGCTCGACAAGAACGTGGCGCACGTATAGAACGATTGGACGAGCAGATACAGAAGTGCCGTTCAGACATCGAAGTTGTTGAGGAAAAAAGAAAAAAGGCAGAATCGAGATTGATTTTGCTCAACGGGCTTCAAAAAGAGGTAAAAGGGTTGGACGAGTCGAATTTGTCTTTGCTTGAAGCATACAATGAGATAAAAGCAATGTGTGAGGATAATGAGCTTGAAGCTGTCAGTGAATTTGATAAAATGTCCGAACAGTACAAAAACTTGTTGTTCGAACAGAAAAATAGTATCAAGCAAATTAACCGACAAATTGATGATGCTACTGCTACTCTCAAACAAAGCAAAGATGAGCAACAGAGATATGCAGAATCTTACAAGAAACATTGTGACGATGAAACAAAATTGACAGAGAAAGATATTGCATTAAAGGAGAAAATCAATGCAGAAATCTCAAAGATAGATGTAAAACTTGATAAAATTGAAGAAGATATTAATGCCAATAAGAAACGCCAAGCAGAATTAAGCGCATTGATTTCCAGAAATGAGACTTTGCTTAATGGAGCGGTGATCTGCCCGAAATGTCAGCATAAGTTTTTTGTTAATGAGGATATAACTGTTGACGATGTAAAAAAGACATTGGATGACTTGCGTTCAGAAGAAAGGACAAAGAAAGAGGAAGCCGCAAAATTGATAAAAGAATTTGATTTTGTTGATGAAGATGGGGCTAAAAAATCAGAAGAGATTGATTCCATTAATGCAAAAATGAAGGCTCGCTCTAATGAATTGGATGCTGAATACAGGGAATTGAAATCCCTATCAGGAAAAGTGGAACAGGCAGAAAATAGTGTAATATCTCTTCAGAAGCAGCTTGCAAATGCTGAGAATGAGCTTGACCGGTTGAATGGTAAAATTGAAGTAATGCGTAATCGTTTGTTTGGTGAAATTACTGGAATCTTAGAGGGGCGAGTTATGAACGGCAAGAATTACATTGAACAGCAGGATTCATCAATTGTGTTCTTGAAAGGGCAAATGAGCCAATACCAGCAGTCCAAAAAAGAGCTTATTGAAGCTCCTGAAACCGATTTTGAAGCATCATTACAAGAGTCATTGGAGAAATATCAAGATGAACTTAAATCAGCTCAGAAAATAGCTTCAGAAATTGAAACTAAGTATAATAGGTTGAAAGAGCAAGAACTTCATTTTACAATGTTCAAATCGTATATCGCTAATAAGAAGATTGATGCTCTTTCTCATATTGTAAATGACTTCTTGGAAAAAATCGGTTCTGACATCCGACTTAAACTGGAAGGATTCACAGTTACTAAGACAGGTAAGTTTAGGGATAAAATATCTGTGCAAGTGATGAGAGACGGTATTGACTGTGGCTCTTATCATAAGTTCTCCGGAGGTGAAAAGGCAAGATTGAATTTGGCTTGTATTCTGTCATTGCATACTCTGACAAATTCCAATTGTGAAGAAGGAAAAGGGCTTGATTTTATCATTATAGATGAATTGCTTGACAAATCTGATGAGGTTGGCATGGCGACTTACTGTGAAGCTTTAAACAAACTTGGTCAGACAGCTTTGCTTATTACTCAGGGCGGCATATCTGAAGGGTATCCGCATAAGCTATTAATAGTTAAGAAACAAGGTGTTTCAACAATCCTTAAATAATAGTATTATGCAGAAATTGACAGAAGAATATGTAAGCAACTCAAAAGAGGCGATATTATGGCATTTGATGTAGCCACTCATTGTGGTTACTATACTCTTGGTGATTATGGAACCGCTCATTTCCCAAACACAGAAAAGGCTCCTAAAAAAATGGGGCTTGATTATGCGCAACATAAGGCTTTTAGAAAATGGCTTATGGATATTTTGACCTCTCATAATATCAAAGCTGTTGCGGCAGAAGATGTTGTGTTCGGTCATTTTGTGGACTTCAGAAAACTTTGTGAATTTAGGGGTATTTTGTTTGAAGTATGCGAAACGCTGGATATACCAATAGTGACTTTTAAGCCATCTGACATAAAGAAGCATGGTACTGGTAAGGGTAATGCGGATAAAAAGATGATGATGGAGTTCGCAGAAAAGCGTTATCACATTGAGGTAAATGGTGACGACAATCTTGCTGATGCGATTCATATCTACATGTATTTCATTCATCGGTATAAACTTTAATAAGTGGCGGTATGATTGGAATTTATTTAGAAAATCAAATCAATAAATGCAGTTTATGTCATCAAAAATGCCGTCAAAACCGGACAAATCAACTGCTAAATGTAAGCAGTTAAGTCCAAGTGAAAAAGAAATACTTTTCAATAAGTACATTGTTCCTAATTTCAGTAGCATAAAAAGTCTTACAAGGAGATATACTGATAATTATCAGGATGTTGATGAAAATTACAATTATTGCCTGGCTCAATTATTTAATTATATAGGGTCATATAATCCAGATCAGAAACTTGATACATGGATTCATATCTGTGTCAAGCGAGCGTGTTTTCATCAAAATAAAAAACGTTCAGAAGATGCTTCACATTGGACCGATATAGAAATGTGCACCAATGAAGACATTTATCAAAATGGAACGAATATGATTGTTGATGCGGGATTCGGAACATTGATAGATAATATATCAGATCAAATGTATAACGCATTAATGCAAATCCCTCCACAAAGATTATCTCCATTTATGATGTATGTACAAGGACATCGTATAAGGGAGATAACTGCTGCCGAATGGAAAATGGGACATCTTGAAAAACGAAGTGAAGATGTTGTGAAAAGTCGGATATATTGGGCTAAAAGAGAATTGCAATACATACTCAGACAATATGGAATTACAAGAAAGAACCGTAAAGGTCCGGCAAATGATCGAGACCGTAGTGAAGAGGACGATTAATCCTAAATGGAGGTTTACTCAAAGCGGAATTGCTGCAATCTATTTACAAAATGGGTTGCAGCAACTACCCTCCTTATTTGGGGTATCGGATATTGATGATGAGAGAATTGTAGATTACCTCATTTATCAGTTGTATCGAATGCGCTCATATATTGCAGATGGTTCATGGCAGTACACTTGGCTGTTTTCAAATTCTGCTATGGATAAATTTAAAAAGCAATTTTTAAGTGCTGACGGGAAATCCGGGATGAATTATTATATCAATCAATGGTTGGATGAGGCAGAATTGTCACGTAGTAAATTAACTGTAACAATAGCACAACCAAAACCTAACCCATTGAGAAAAATGGTTTATCTGGCTTCTGAAGAGCCGATAAAAAAGAGGTTCTTGAATACAGAAGATGGATTAGCGTTATGTCAGCGTTCGACTACAGGATGGAGTCCGCTGTCTGAAACTTGTGGACGATGTGATTACTGGGTTGAGTGTGGAAAAATGACCGCTAAAAAGTACCCAGAGCTTATGCGGTTTAGAAAAGAAGAATATGGCAGGAAAGAAAAATGATAATGTATTGACATCTGAGTTTTTGGCAGAATTGTATAATTGTGCCATAACGAACAATCAGATTTGTTCAGTAGTATCAAGATACATGGAAGATTCATTTCTTCCAGACCAACAATATCAGATGCTTAATTCTGCATTGAAGAGTTATTTCGCAGAATATAAGACTGCACCGCAATATGGTATCATTACGCAGCGCTTATCCTCTTCAAGATCAGTTTCAGAATTGCTGGAAGAGATTCGTGAAGTGGCGACAAGCGTAGATATGGACGGTATCAGAGACCAGTTTGAAGAGTATTTGAAATTGGTCCAGTTCAAGAAGATTTTTAAGGAGGTTTCTAAAAAATATGAGGATGGTGAGCGTATTGGCGCAATGATGTCCTTTACAAGAGAAGCTGTTAAATTGCAGCAATTTACATTAAAGCCAGAAGAGTTCATAGATATTGCTCAAACTTATGAAGAACGGTTGAGAGAAAACAAGGTTCGTAATGATAATCCAGTTTCTAAAATAGTAAATAGCTTTTATATTGATGGACTGGATGAGCTGAACCAGGGTAGGAATTTGCGAACACAACTTTCGTTGTTTCTTGCTATGTCCGGTGTTGGTAAAAGTCATATAGCGCGTTGGATAGGCTATAATGCTGCATATATAAGTGGGCTTGATGTATTGCATATTCAACTGGAAGGCGCTGCATCAGAAACAACAGATGCTTATTCTGCAATGCTAAGTGGCACCACAACTTACGAATATGAGAGTGGGAAAGTCAATAATCATACATTAGAGCATTTGAAAAGTCTGCTTGATACTTATAAAGGGACATTGAAAGTAAAGGCTTACCCTAAATTTGGAAAAGAAGTATCGACTACGGATATTAGAACGGATTGTGATAAATATAGGGAAAAATTTGGGAAATACCCTGATGTTGTAATTGTCGATTCGCTTGACCTCTGTACTGATTCTTCAGGAAAGAACTGGGATGCAAAATCATTGCGACATAAACGTATCGCTACAGCTCAAGACTTGAAAGACCTTGCTGGTGAAATAGACGGCTGGTTAGTTGTAACGTATCAGGCTACCATTGAAAATCCTGAATGGGTGAATGATGAGAAGAATGTACTTACAGCATTTAATACATCTGAATGTAAGGGGTTGCAGAGACCTTGCACACATCTTATATCGTTGAATCAAAGCAAGAAGGAATATCGCGAGGGGACCATGAGACTTTATGCTGATAAGTTTAGATTTTGTAAAAAGGGAGAACCTTTTAGGATTGCTTTAGACTATGAGCATGAAGTCTTCTATGATAGGGTGCGAACATTAAATTTACCTCAGGAATAAATGATTAAAGCAATTAAATAAGCTGATTACACACAATGATTATCACACCAGAAATGCAGCGTTCTATTACAGAAGAACTGCTTTATGACTTTAGTGGCAAGATGGACGGGTCTCGCCGGAATATACTTATACAACATTGTCCTTTCTGTGGGCATGACGGTTTTAAGTATGGCATTTATGTTGGAAACAATCTTGGAAAGAAGCGCTTTGGTATGTCTAATTGCTATCATTGTAACAGACGATATGGTTCATTGAAGGAAACTCTGAAAGCACTTGGAAGAGAGGATTTACTCCCAAAAGAAACGGCGCAACTTGATGACTCAGAAACAGATATTTCATCCATGTTTGATGATGAAATAGATGATGAATTGATTGACGCAGTAATGCCGGATGGTTATAAACGCTGTTACAAAAATAGCTATTTAAAATCACGTGGTTGGGTTATGGATGATTATGAATATTTTCCGGTTGGTACTAATCGTGGTTTTAACAGAGAGTACAATGATTATATTATTTTAGAGGTTCGTGATGAGGGGCGATGCGTTGGATTTGTTGCACGTAGCATTCTTAGTAAAGATGAGATAGATTCATATAATTCCAGACATCATTTTAAGATACGTCGATATAAAAATTCAGATGAACGTATGGGTAATGGATTTTCTAAAATGTTATATAATTATGATGCTATTGAAACAATGACTACTCACTCTGTAATTCTGTGCGAGGGGCCATTCGATGTTGTTGGGCTTAATCGAAAATTAGAACTTTATGACAACAAACATATTGTTCCGGTAGCAACTTTCGGCAAAAAGATTAGTCAGGAGCAAATGTTTAAGTTGCAGAAAAAAGGTGTTGAACAAATTGTGATAGGCTATGACAATGACGCAAAAGAAACCACATCCAGAATTGCTATGGAATTGGAAAAATACTTTGACGTATTGATTGCTGATATACCTAATTGCGTTGGTAAAGACTGGGATGAAATGGATGTTGAGGATATCTATGATGTCTTTGCTTTTAATTTAAAAACGATTCGTGAATTTAATCTTGGATAAAATGAGTGAAGCAGTAACATTAAAAGAATGGCTTGATAATCATCATATAACTTATTCTCTAAGAAAAGATGTATTGGTTATTTCTGGATTTGGTAGATGTTTAATTCAGGAAAATTACGACCATATTTTCAAACAGAATAAAGATGGGGAGGCTGTTTTTAATTCTATTGAAAACATGTCATATCTTTTGGCTGATGATATTACTTATATCGTTTTCCCATTTGGTTGCAGATGGTTTTATGTGGATATCCGCAAAGACCCATTGGATTTACAATTTCAAATACTTAGATATGTTGGTGATTCTCCTGTATTTGAACATAAATGTGAATTTTATCCGCTTGGTATCCACTCTGGATATGAATTACTAAATGGAAGTGGTTTATTGAAAGATTGGTGCACAAAAACAAAATTTTTAGGATATAAAGGCTTATCTGTTGCGGATAGAAATACAATGGCAGCGTCTTTGGACTTACAGCAATCTGCAACAGAAAAGGGTATTAAATATTGTTTTGGCTATTCATTGACAGTAAATACCGGGAAAGATAAAGTTGGGGTTAAAATATATTCAGCTACGCAACAAGGGTTTAAAAATATGCTCCGTATTCAAAAGGCAATAGCTGTTGACAATATAGACACCAAAGAGATTAACCTGATTGATTTTTTGAATTTGGCAGATGGTAATACTTTGGTATTTGATAAATGGTCCGGGCATTGGCTGACTGACAATAAGGGAATTCTTCAGGATTTTATTACAGCTTTTTCTGGGTGGGTGTTTTTTCAAGTTGATACGACTGAATATCGTGCTGACAGAATAGATTCAACTCTTCTTCAAAGTCAAAAGGCATATTTTGATAATTTTTATTTAGGTGATTTAGAATATTACATGAATATTCGTCCGGTTCTTATTCAAGATGTATATTATTTGGATAAAGAGGATTGGAAGACAAAAATCATTCTTAATAAAATTGATACTGGTGCGGCGCATGAACAGTCGCATAATCAATATTTGAAAACTATAGACGAATTGTATAATGAATTTAGATTTCTATTCTCGGACCGATATGATGATGATGTGTTTTATGATATGTGTGAGTCCACTGCCGACATTATTGAAAATGCCACAGCTGCTTATGATTTGAGTGATAACTATGCCCCTAAATATGATATGACTCCACAGGAACAGGCTAAATATGGCAATACGCTTAATATGTTTCACCAATTAATTGAAGAGGGGTTTAAGAAGCTGGTTCCAGAGGGAGAGGAAGAGCGGTATCGTAAACGTGTTGAATATGAAAAATATGTCATAGAGAGTACGGATAACATAGATTATTTCTTGATTCAGAGAGATGAGTTGAATTGGGCGCAAGAAAATGGCATTTTGACTGGAATTGGTCGTGGATCTGCCGGAGGATGTTTATTGTTATATTTGATGGGCATTACATTTATTGATCCACTTAAATATGATTTGATTTTTGAGCGTTTCCTGTTACCTGAGAGAGCCGGCCTTGTGCCTGATAAAGTAACAATAGTGGCGGAAGAAATTCAGTCCTCGGATTATTTTGAATTGGTTTTTGAAAACGGGGAAAGACTCTTGCTTGATAAAGATGCAGAATTGGTTGTAAATCGTAATGGAGAGCAATTAGTTGTGTATGCAGATGAACTGCAAGAAGGTGATGATATTCAGTTTGATAATTGTGATTTACTTCACACATTGCCTAATATTTTGCAGTATGAAAATTCAATCCATAATCAGAAAAACTAACACTGTATTAGTGAATGACTGTTATGCCGGAGACGGGTATGTAAAGCGTAATCATGGTTCATTGCCAGATATTGACTCAGATTTTAATGCGGAACGTAGGGATGAGGTTAAGGCATATTTAGAGAGAAGATATAATAAAGATGGGTTACAGAGGGTGTTTTCGGCCGGTACATTTACTACTGAAAAAATTAAATCAGTGATTAAAGATGTGGCACGAACTTATAAAATTTCACAAGCCACTACTAATTATCTTACAGCTATTCTTGATGATAATATGACGTGGACGGATTTGATGAAAATGGCGTCAACCGATAAACGCATGAAGGATTTTATAATGAAATATCCTGATGTATTTGAAGAGATTTTGCCAATCATGGGGCAGGCACGTTCTGCCGGTATTCATGCGTCCGCACTTATTATTACTCCAGAATTTGTTAAAGGTGAGCGTGTTGAGTGTTTTGATTTGTTGCCGATTAGAAAAATGGGCGACCTTCTTGTTTCTGAGATTTCTGGTAATGATATTGATGCAATCGGTATTCTTAAAAATGATGTTCTCGGTATCAGGGAGCTTACAAGACTTTCCGATACATTGAATCTTGTTAATGATGAGTATGGTGTGCGCTATACCATATTGGAAATTGCATCAAAATACTTGAACGACCCGAAAGTCTTCAAAATCATTCGTGAAGGGAATACTCAGGGGGTATTTCAAATGGGCGGTGAAGGAATTACGAAATTTATTAAACGGCTTGCTCCAGATAATGTCAATGACCTTATCGCATCAGTGGCTTTGTTCCGTCCTGGACCGTTAGATTCGGGTGCGGCTGATAATTATGTTCGTGCTAAACGAGGTGAATATGAACCGACATATTTGTGGGGAACGTATGAAATACTTAAAGATACATACGCTCAAATGGTTTACCAAGAACAAATATCTCGTGTCGCTCAAAAAGTTGGTGGTTTAAGTCTTGGTGATGGTGTCAATTTGGTCAAGGCTTTAAGTAAGAAGAAATTGGAGAAGGTTCGTAAATTTCAAGATAAGTTTTTCTCAGGTGCTAAACAAAATGGATGCCCCAAAGATGCGGCTGACCAGATTTGGAGTAATGTTGAGGATGCGGCTAAATATTCATTTAATGCTTGTATAGGTGGGCATGAATATCTTTGGGGCAAACACAAAGAAAAAGGACGTGGCACAAAGATTAATATTGGTGATATGTGGCGCACGACACATGATTATAAATGGGCAAAAGAAAATGGTAGATTATCTCTTAGGCGTAAATATAATAAATATGGGTATGGCACTTGCTGGTCTTTGAATGAAGAAGAAAAATTGGTCATAAACAGAGTTGTTGATATCCGTTATCAAGGAATTCGTCCTGTGTATCGAATAACATTGGCAAATGGTTCAACTATTGATGTGACGGATAATCATAAACATCCAACTCTTAACGGTGAAAAATGCACAGACCAACTGGTTCCCGGAATGGATTTTATGTTTATAAGAGTTGGATGGATAAAAGAAGACACGTCATATCGTTTTACGGATAGAGGACAGCAAAACGATCCACGTTATCATTCAAATGATAATGTGGAGCCATACACTATCAATACTAAAGCAGGTCAATGTGGCTTTATCAAACGTGATACAAACTATACAAAATTAGAGTATTACGAAAAAAATCTCAAAAAGGATTATTGTGAAATTTGTGGCTGTAAAGATAAACGCTTAGAAGTTCATCACATTAATGGAGATCATTCAGATGTAGGTGAAAACTATTCAAATGTACAAACTATATGTGTTAGCTGTCATAAAAAGGCACATTATCAAATGGGGCGCACGAAAATGGGGCGCAAAGGACTTGGAACAGCTGTGGCGCAGGTTGTTTCTGTGGTGTATTTGTGTGATATGGATGTATATGATGTTGAAATGGCAGATCCATATCATACTTTTTTGACAGGGAAAGGTGTTGTCACTTGCAATTCTCATGCAACAGCTTATGGTTTGACTGCCTATGTCGGGGCATGGTTAAAAACATATTATCCTACAGCTTTCTATACTGTAGTTTTGCGAGACCAAGACGAAGATAAAATGGCGGTTTTGATGAATGAGATAAAAGCTGTTGGAGGAACTGAAATTGAACAGCCGGATATTAATATTTCAGATGAAAATTTTACGGCAGATTTTAAGCATAATAAGATTTATTGGTCTTTGACTCGTATAAAACAGTTAGGGCCAAAAGCTGTGAAGTATATAGTCCAGGAGCGTAAGCTATATGGTGAGTTCTATAACTTGGATGATTTTATCAAACGTATATTTAAGAGTAAATTTAAGAGTTTTAATGATGAAGGTACGGAAGAAACCAGAGAACGATGTCCGGTTACGGCCCGTAGCGTCAGGAATCTTATTTTTTCCGGTGCTTTTGATAAGTGTGAGCATGTTGGTTCAGTGCTGGAACGGTATGGATTGCTTGATAAAGCTGCAACTCTTTTGGGATTTAAGTTGAGTGAAAAAGAAATTCCAGAGGATATGCGTGATAAGCATTATTTTTGGAGTAAACAGCAAATCGCAATTTCAGGTCATGGTTCCATTGATTATCGTAGGATTTATGATAATATGGAAAAACCTAAGTCTCTACAATCTTATAAATACATTGATTTCAAAGATTTGAATAATATGTTTTATGAACTTAGGAAAGGGGTTATTTGTGCGGCTATTTGTTCTGTTTCGGACAAGTCATATAAAGACAGGCGTACTGGTGAAACAAAACATTTCGGAAAAATAGAATTGCAACAAAATACAGAAACCAATATTCTGACAATTTGGGATGATTGGGACATACTGAAAAAGGAGTTTAAAAATTCTGTAGGACACATTATCGCCATTGTCGTGAATGTAAAATGGAGTGATTACGATGAAAAGAATACACTTCAGGTTGGTAAAAATTCATTCTTTAAATTGATATAATATGTCATTTCTGATTGATATACGAGAAGAACTTGATGAGCAAGTTCAAGAACAAATCCGAAAATTCAGAAAGGAGAGTGCTGCTACGGGATATAAGGGGTGGTATAGAATACAATCGGCTATTGCAAAGGCTCGTGATTTGACGATATATCATGATAATATAAAGAATTATATCATGCCTAATCTTTTTGATGATAATGGTGATGCAATCACATGGTATCATTGGAGAGACCCACAGCAGGTACAAGTGAATATGATTAAACGAAATTTGAAAATAGCATCACATTATAGTCGAAAACGGGGGAAAGTGACCCCGACCAGACTTAAAATGTTGATGAAAGAGATTTTACGGTTCAGAATCAATGAATATTTAAACCCAATTGAAAATATGGAAAAACTTAAAATCATGTGCATTATTGGTGGGTCAGGTTGTGGAAAAACGCTTGCATCCTTGCATTTGAAGTATCATAAAGATGCGAATGTCATTTGTTCTTTCACTACCAGACTCCAAGAGAAACGGAGGTTGAGGGTAGGGACCATCATTTTATTGACATAGTACCAGATAGAACAGAGTTAATTGCCTACGCTCATTTTGGGGGTGCATATTATTATGCTACAAAATGGCAAGTGTTTGGACCATGTACAGTCTATGTGATAGATGAAAAAGGTTTGGAAAATCTACGTAAGGATTTTGGTGATGTATATGATATATATACAGTTTTGATTAAGCGAGATAAGTCATTACGTAGAAAGTCTGGTATTGATGAAACTCGTTTACGTCGTGATGAGCGGAGAGATTTAAAAGATGAGGATTATGATTATGTAATTGAAAATAATGGGAAGAAAGCTGATTTATTTTCAAGCATAGAAAGTATTTACGAAAAAATCAAAAATAAATGATATGGCAGCACCAGCAGAAAAAGTAAACATTGTCACAGCAATAGTATATGATTTTGAAACAGGAGGTACAGATTGCACCAGATGTGCGGCAACTCAAATCTCACTTCATGCGGTTCGTCTTGATACGTTTGAGGTAATGGAAAAATACTCATCCTATATTTATCCATACAATAAAAAAATAGATATTGGAAAACCGAAACGAAAGGTGTTGAAAAACAAATATGATAATGATGATTCGGAATTAATGGATTATGAAGATGTTGCATTGAAATACTCGCATATAACAATGGATATCCTATACAGTATGGGAAAACCATTGGAAAATGTTTGTCAAGAGATTTGTGATTTTATAAAACGGAATACATTTTCTGTGGCGGCAAGTAATAAACCAATTATGGTAGGGCAAAATCCATTATTTGATAAAAAGTTCATGCAGCAGATAATGTTGTATTCCGGGCTTTGGAATGATTTCTGTAAATTGGTTCGGGGAGAAAAGGATTTTTGGGGAAATTTCCAGCCGGCACAACTTGATACTATCATTTTATCACAGCTAACTTTTGATAATGACAAAAGCATTACAACATGGAGGCTGGAGTCAATGGCAGAACGATTTGGTATTGATTTGGAAGATGCACATGACGCTGATGCCGATGTAACAGCGACAAGGGAGATTTTGAGGATCGTTACATCCCGAATGCGTGAACAAAGTACTGGAGGTAATGCTATTGGTGGTTTGGCTACTGAGAAGCAAGAAAAATTGAGAGACCATTTTAAAATTTAAAACTATTGTAATATGAAGCATAAATTTCAATTTGACAAAAAGACTGGAACCATGGTTCCAATGACAAGTACAGCTGTTGAAGAGATTAAGGTAAACGAACAAGATAGTGTGCAACAAATCCAATCTGACATGCAGGCTAAAAAGCCAGTATTTGCAGAGGGCAAAAGTATTACAGTGAAGTCCGGTGTTATTAATACTCAACAAAATCAGATTGTAAAAATGCAACGGGTTGATGCTCCAACACCGATTCAATTAATAAATGAAAATGGAATCCCTGAAGCTTATCTTGATTCAGTAACTACAGGTGTGATGATGTTTCGTGAACTTCAAGATTATGATATTTGCCAGATTACAGATGAAAAAACTGGTAAGGTACTTGCATATATTGGCGGTTATGCGCTTCAAATAAATTTCAATATGGCAGAATTGAATACTATAGAGCGAATAGACCAATGTTTGCAAGGAATAGTAAAGCTGTTCAGACATAAAATAATGAATCAAGCTATTAATAATAAGTCTTCTGGTGATTGATTTTTGGACTTTGTTTGTGAGTATTCTATTATCTATAAAAGATATATTCTTGTTAAAATTATATTGGAAATGAAAGATAATAAACTCACGGACTTGGAAGAAAAGTTCTGTTTAGTATTTTCCTGTGGACCATCGCCGTATAATGGAAATGCTAATAAAACGTATGACTTGGTTTTCAATGGTTCTACTGGTATGCTTAAAGACCCATTGAATGACAGTTCAAAAAGGGATGTAGAAATAGCTCTTGCTGCAAGAGAATTGATGTTGCGTGATGACATAAGAGACCGCATTGACCAGATTCAAAGTGAAAGCGTGGTCAATGCGGCCACACTCAGACCACGATTGACTGAAACATTGTTGAAAATTGCCGATGAATGCTCTACTCTGATGTGTGCAGATAAATTTGGAACCCCATTATCACCTGCCGCCTTACGTTCCGTTGCAGTCAATGCTATCAGCAAATTAACTGATATGTATGGAATTAAGGAAGATATTGCACATAAGGTGATGCTTGAGGGTACAAATGGTGATGGAATTGTGTTTAACCTGGTTATGCCAGAGTCGAACAAGGGGAATGAACTTGGTGAAGTGATTGAATAACAATAGTAATTATATAAGATGTCTTTAATTATGAACTCATTAATGATTGGTGATAAAATTACTATCCGATATTCAAAACAGCTTGATAAGAGTGGAAATAATATCTTGACCAATAAGACTGGTATTGTTACAAAATTGATGAAAATTGGTAAAAACATAATTGGTGTATATGCTGATGTAAAGGTTATGCGCCGCATAAGAAATTATTATGTGCCAGTTTGTTCCATTGAAGGGCCTGGGGAGATTGATAAGACAAGAACATTGAGCATTTTAAAATCAACAATATTATAATACAATATGAATATAGATTTAGCAAATGTATTTAGTGCGATTGGTACGATAGTAGCTGCATATTTCGCTTATAATCAATATACTAAAAATAAAATAACAGATTTGAAAGTGGAATATTTTAAAAAAGAAGAGGAGCGTAAGTCATATAAAAGAAGCGAAAATACAGCGAAAGTATTCGGCGAATTGTGGCGAATCTTATATGAGTTAAAGGCTGACCGTGTATATATAGTGCAACCGCACCCACTTGGACATGTGGCTTTTCTTTCAATACAATTTGAGGTAAAACGGAAGGGCGTATCTGGAATGTTAGAATCAATACAATCACTTCCTATGAGTGAAATAGCTGCTTTTTCAAAGGATTTAGCTGAGAATTTGTTTGTCTTTTATACAGATATAGACCGTGAGGTGAAGGACAAGGCGGCAAAATCTTTAATGGCTGTAAATGGCTGTGAAGCAGTAGCAATCAAACGATTGAATAGTTCATCAGATTGGGTAGGGAATATATTTTGTGAATTTACGGATGCACAATATCCAGATGAAGATACTGTTCATCACGTACTCCATGAGGCGGCCATTAATATACAATATATTCTTCCTGAATATAGAGAGCGTAAAGTATAAAAACAGATTTAATAATTATATTATGAATACATTAAAGAAAGGTAGTCGTGGTGAGGATGTCAAGGTATTGCAACAGGCTTTGAACTTGATATCTGATGGAATTTTTGGCGATTTGACCGATGAGGCTGTTAAGGAATTTCAAAGATTGAATGGGTTGAAAGTCGATGGAATTGTCGGAAACAATACATGGGCAAAACTTGGTGTAAAGGATGATGGTGAGATAAAAAAGAGCGTGCGCAATATCAAAGAGATAATTATACATTGTTCAGACACGCCAGAAGGAAAGGACTTTACTGTTGCGGATATTCGTAAATGGCATTTGGCCCGTAATTTTAGTGACATTGGTTATCACTATGTTGTTTATAGAGATGGTTCGATTCACGAGGGAAGAGATGTTAATATTTCAGGTGCCCATTGTACAAATCATAATTCTATCAGTATTGGCATTTGTTATATTGGTGGCCGTGCTGCGGTAGGCACTGCACCGAAAGATACACGTACAGATGCACAGAAAAGGACTCTTGTGGATTTGTTGAAGAAGTTAAAGAAGATCTATCCTAATGCAACAATTCATGGCCATAAGGAGTTTGCTGCAAAGGCTTGTCCGAGTTTTGATGTCAAACGAGAGTATGCTGATATTTAAAAATGAATTGTTATGTTGAAGATACTGTTAAAAAAAATCTGGGTATATATCGTTATTGGTATATTGAGCGTAGCACTGTGGAAAAGCATGCACAAGACTGCGACATACTATAAGAAGGCAAATGTGCTTGAAAATACTATCAGTGATTTGAATCAACAAATCAAGTTCACTGAGATACGATTGAATGATTCGATACAGGTATATCAAGCGGAGGTTAAAAGCCTTAATGTAACGCAAGATAATTTAAAAGCAAAATATGACAAACTACTTAAAGCTTCAAAGCTAAAACCAAAAGATGTTAGTTCCGTTACAGAGATTCAGGCGATTATACATGATATTGATACTGTTCCTGCTGCTATAGATTCTCTTGGAGGTATCAGTACTAAACTTGAAGACAATTTTGTTAAGATAAATGTGGAGGTATTGCCGGACAAGAATGTAGTTATAGATTATGAAATACGTGATAGTCTGACAATTGTTAATGTACAGAAGAGGCGGTCTATACTTTGGGGATTAATTAAATGGAAAAAGCATAAAGGTGTTCGCGTAATAAATCATAACCCCAAAGCAAGCATTGTCAGTTTACAAACAATAGATGTTATAGAATAATGGAAAAGAAGCTTATAAAACCTATCACGCCGGAAAAACTAAAATTACTTGGTAAGGGTTCAACTGATAAGTTGAAAAAGATAAAAGACAAATAAGCTCTTACTTTTTGTTCATTTGATAAATTTAAAGGTGAAAAATGTGTGCCGTTCTGCTGTGAAGTAGCGCGGCATTTTTAATATCAAGCATTGATGTACTATTAATAGTAAAACATTAGTATGGCAAGATTAGAAAAACCAAGAGGACTTAATATAACATTTAAACCATCTGAAAGACAGTATGAATTGTGGAATGCTTTACAACCTAATCATTGTGATAAATGTGGTGGTAAACTTGTTATGAAACCAAATGGATTTGACAAGAACGGTCATCAGATTTATCAAGCTACTTGCGACAGATGTGGAAATAGTGATATACCAGAACAAGTGCTTGGAGGTGGGTCAGCTGGTGGAGGTAAGTCATATATCGGATGTTGCTGGCTGGTTATTAGTTGTATGCAGTTTGAAGGAATCCGGATGGTTGTTGCTCGTAAAGTTCGTAAAACACTTTTGGAAACAACCTGGAACACTTTAAAGGATGTGTTGAGAGCTTGGGGGTTAAAACAAGATATACATTATCATATTAATAATTTGTTATACACTATCACATTTTGGAATGGTTCTGAAATAATAGCTATGGATTTGACACCCAGTCCCGGAGACCCGGACTTTAACTCTCTTGGTTCTTTGGAAATTACAGGGGGATTTATAGATGAGGTATCGGAAGTTTCTGAAAAAGCAGTTGAAGTATTAGCTTCACGTATTCGATATAAAATTGCAGAAACTTTCATAGTTGGTAAATTGTTTATGTCAACAAATCCATGTCTAACTTGGGTAAGATCAACTTTCGTTATGAACGATGATGGAGAGCCAGTAAAGTTACCTAAAGGCTATCGTTACATTCCTTTCAGTTTGTTTGATAATCCAAATGAACAATTTCGGGCAATTTACTATAATAAATTGAGCAAGCTCCGTAATAAAGCAGACAGAGACCGTTTGTTGTATGGTAACTGGTTGTTCACAACCAGTAATAAAATGGCCGCTTATTGGAATTTTGATGGTGATAAGCATCTTGTTCACAATCTTAGAGAACATGTTTATGACCCGATGAAGCCGATTATACTAAGTTTTGACTTTAATGTCAATCCTTATATGAGCTGTTTGCCTATGCAGATAGACTTTGAAAATAAGAAAGTTTATATTTATCCAGAATACATCGGCTACCCAAAGGACAAGAGGAATAACACGCCTGCTTTTACCAAGTGGATAGCGTCACAGCTTGTTGCTGATGGTCATATTGGCGGTGCTCTTATTACTGGAGACCCGGCAGGTTTGGCTCGTTCAACTCAAACTGAAGATGGGGTGAATAATTTTACCATAGCCAATAAGAATATGACTAATTCAGTTCTAAAGCCAAAGATACAGCTTCTAAGCAAGCAACCGGCAATGGTAACGAGATTGGAGTTTATTAATGAACTATTGAGTGGATATGATGGATGGAGTGTATTAATAGATGCCCGTTGTCATAGACTAACTGAGGACTTTGTGTATCAGAAAAAGAACCCGGATGGCACCAAAGAGAAAAAGAAAGTGTTGAATGAAAATGGAGAACGTGTAGAGCGGTACGGACACTTTTCAGACTGTTTTGATTATGCTATGATTTATTATCTCGGTCAGGAATATTCTAAATATCGTACAGCAACTGTAGAGATAGTTACAACCATAGATATGGGAGAGACTGTTTATGGTGACTTTGACTATTAATAAATAAAAAACAAAAATATAATGGCATATTTACGCTTTCTTACAGATAAGGATTATTGCTCCATTGCGACAGAAGAGCACATGAAGCAAATTATTAGGGATGTCCCTGAACGAATACCACAGGCCGAACAAAGAGCTGAAATGCAAATGTTGGAGTATCTTGACCAATATTATGAAATCGAGAAAGTATTGGCAGTAGGCAAAAATATCCGTGAATATAACATTTTCGTGTCTTATCCGGGACAAGTATGGATTAAGAAGGATGGAGATATATTCAAAACATTGACTTGTATCAATAGTTTGAAGAGACCGACCAAAATTGTATATTGGAGACAGATAGTCGAATTTATTGATCCGCTTCTTATTGATAAAGCAAAGAAGTATTCTCAGTTACGCACTTATTCAAAAGGCGAGGTCGTAAAATTTGGAACCGAATATTGGCAGTGTGCAACGCCTCATGGATATGATGCCGGAGATATTCATATACCTGGAGTTATAGTTTGGAAAGAAGCTGAAATTATAGCATGGGAGCCTAATCTTGAATGGGAGAAAAACATGGTCTGCTCTTTTAATGAGAGATTTTATCAATATCTTGAAGAGAAAACTGAGGATAGTTCTAACGAGCTTTCAGATTCGGAATTGGTATTGACGCCGGAAGAAGATGATAAATGGGGGTTGATAGGGGACTATTCAGAAGAGCTGGAATATGTGTATGCAGAAGATTCGCATGATTATGTTGTTGCTGAAGGAACCGTATTTTATCCTGTGATGAACCCGAATCCTGATGAGTTGGTAGAGGGTAAGAATATAACAAGGGATGATCCGAGAAACATCAATATAGTGGCTCACATGAGTCGGATTGCACTATATCATCTGCACTCAATCATATCGCCGACTAATATTTCAGAAACTCGTAGATGGGCATACGAAGATTCAATCACATGGCTATATAACGCATCTAAGTTTAAAATTAATCCACAGCTTCCGAGAAAACGAGAGCATGATTCCTGCTTGCCTAAAGTTGATTGGGCTTGTGAGACTTTTCATAGAGATTTTGACCCTTATGAAAATGCCTGGTTGATATAA